AAGCGACGACTTCCTGTTTATAAACGACGACCATTTAATTATAAAACCCATACACGTGTCCGATGTCCCGCCGCTTCATAAAGGCGACATGACAACCTATAAAGCCGGTTACTGGAAGCTGAACTTCTTCTACTGAGGATGTTTCAAGATTATATCTAGTACATCCACTATATCTATAAGCGGTTCCAGAACTTCCGTAATAGTTGTATACTCCATTAAATACCACGCTTTGATTTACCAAAGTTGTTCCTTTATCCATTGTAATGGTGGTATTGTAGTTATTAATAGAGGGCTTTGCTACAGGTCTTCTATCAAAGGGACTTCCTCCTCCCTCTACCCATACATTTTTACAGGTATGAAGTCCATCTACGTATATCTCTTCTACATCAATAAGTCCTTGTCCCTCTGAAGAAATTACAGTAATTTCCCCATTATTGTCTATATCCTTAATTGGAAAATATGTTTCTCCATCTATTATAATTTGAATTTTTCTAGTAATTCCAGAAAATATGTTATAGTGCAACATCCAAGATATGCCACTATCTGGTTCAGTATATCCCACAATTAATGTGCCATCATCATCTATAGTACATGCTTTAGCCTTAATTTCTTCTTCTTCAAAAATATTATCTTCAGAGTCTGTAAATTGCCCAGGAGAAATTTTTATCCAATAATTTAAAGCAACTGTTGACCTATAAGCATCTCCTTCATCTGTAACACAAACAAAGTTTCCATTTTTAATATATAGGTCTTTTATATATAAACTACTAAGACCAGAATTATAACTACTCCATGTAGAAGTTTCTAAAGGCTTTCTATAAACTCCGCCACCTCTAGTACCAACATATACATATCCGTCCCAAGAAAAAAATGCAAATAGCCTTGGACAAAGTCTGTCTAGTGTAATTTCTGTGGAATACCCACCCACTTTATCTGCGACTACTGAAATATCTGTAATGAGTCCAGTTCCATGATATACTCTAGAAGAAACATAAACATAGTCTCCAACTTTTCTATTTCTAAATCCGGTTGTTGTAAATATTTTTTCCTTTGAAAGAGCTATAACATCATTTAAAAGCTTATTTGCAGTGTAGTAAGCACTTCCATAGTTCCTGATTGCGTTTGAACTGATAACAACAGTTCTATCATCATTACTGTCAATTTGCCACCCTGCATCAGACTCTGCAACTCCTGTAATCCAAGTATCTGTTACTAAATCTCTACCTCCCCAAACTACTACACGATTTCTTGATTGTTTATCACTCTTAATAAAAGCAATGTCTGTTATGTCTGTTTCATCAAAATATTCAGAAACTGTTTTAGTATCTACATCTAATTCTCCAATTTGAAGAATATCATCTTCATCAAACATCATGTACCAATTACTCTGTTGTAGTAAAGGAACTATTAAATTATATGTAGTATCTCTTCCAAATGTTAGGTCTTTATTTAGAATTGCCCCACTGCCAGAAGATTTAAAGTTATAACTAATTCCACCAATTCTATCAAGCCAAAGACTAATCCAGTATTTAGCATTAGAGACATAACCTGGATTCCAAATTCTTTCTTCAAAGTGGTCTATAAGTTTTAGAGAGCTATCTTGACACGACAAAACTATAGAGTTATCGTGCTTTCTTTGTATCTCTCTAATATAAAACTTTCCTACTTTATGTGTATTTTCCCATAGGGTTAGAGAATCCCAGTTAGTATAAGCTCTACCTGTGTTCGCTACCTCTACGTTGATATTTCGTGTTCCTTCACAGATTGCAGCATCTCTTGTATATCTGAGAACATCTTCTGTTATATCTGTGGAAACCCAATTTAGTTGAAAATCTGCCATTATTTTGTCAATGAAAGTGTAGTTGTGTATCCTGAAGTAGATGACAAACTGTGGTCTACTGCTTCAACATACCAATCTCCACTTGCTCCTATCCTTGAATAATTAAATGTAACTACATCCCTTGCTTGATAGCTTGAATCTCCTAGTATGTTTACTGTACAACTCTCTCCAAGCTTATTTAATAAGTCTAAGTTTCTTTCTGCTGTAAGGTCTGCCATTGCTTGGGTATCAATCCAATCAGCGGATGCTACAACAGTTTGATAAAATCCAGAAGGAAGATAGGCACTTGCTAGCTTTTCTTCTGCAAAAATTCCATTTCTTCCATAAACTACTACTCTATTTCTCAAATCTCTTGTACTAGTAACTCTATCAGCATTTATAATCTTTGTATTATCTATAGTTCTACTTGAAGTATCTCCATCCATCAGACCGTTCCAGCGTTCGACAAACCATGCTTTGTCATTTTGGTCTGCATATAAATGCCATGCAAGGGTATTTGCAATCATGTTGCAGTACTCATATGCAGATACCAGCTGTACTTCTACCTCTGATTTTGTTCCAAAAGTAAAACTTGTAGCTTCATATCCATAACTAGTAATTCCTGCTAGTGCTAAAACTTCTCCAACTAATGCCTCTGCTGTAATGTTAGTTCTAGTAAAAGGATTATCAGGATTTCTAGATGCTATGAAATAATCAGAAGCTCTCACCAGTATTCCATATGCAGCTATCTTGTATGTTGTTGGTGGTGTACTTCTTGTAACTTCTTTTACATATCCTGAAAATACTCTATCATAATCTCCAGCATATCCTAAATCAATAGTTACATGGTCTCCGTTAGTTAGGGAAGTAGTTTCTGCTTCTATGATTGCCATAGGAGCCGTATCCTGATGTGCTTCCTGTACCTTTATAGTAATTATTCCAGAAGTATTTGTTACATCTCTATAAATTCTATACATCTTTGTATAATTCGCTATTTACAACGTAGACTTTTTCATCTACGTCTAAGTCTGTTCTAATAGATTGTTTTATTACCATCTGTCTTTCAAATTTAGCATTATGAATATAAAAGTTTCCAACTACTCCGTCTGGTCCACTTAAAGTACACAAACTCCCACTATAAACATATTGATTAATCTTATTCTTATCAGCATCACCAACAATATAATATCCTATGTTATATATAGGAACCTTATTTCCAAGTAGTTGCACTACTGAATATCCTTCAATAGGTTGAAGAACAGCGGTAACTCTTTCTTCTGTATTTGATAAATCTTGTAAAAATATTCTAACATCTTCTAATTTCCAAGCCATTATATCACCACCGTTCTAGCAACATCTCCAGATGCTACTTCTTGATTAATTAAGTCTTCTGCTAGATAACTCTTCACAGAAGTTGCTACTGTTTGTCCATCTAAAGTTAGTACTGTATTGCTTTGAATTTCCAAGTTTAGTGTTGTTGCAGTTGCTTCTTGGAATAATTGTCTAAATTGGTCTATTAGTCCTCCATCTTCTCCTGCCCCATAAGGACTAAATATTTCTAAACCTTGAAGCCATTCTATAATTTTTCCAAAGCTTTCTTCAGGAGAAAGTGTTCCCTGCATCATATCATCATGGAATTGTCCAGAAGTAAAGTAATCAGAGACTGTTCCATTTTTTATTGCATCGAGTAATCCAGAGAGTGCTTCTCCAAGTCCTGCATTTGGAGCTTGTGGAGGAGACTTCAATACACCCCCACTTCCACCACCAGAAGATAGAGCATCCTCTGCACCATAAGGACTAAAGAGTCCTAATTTTTGAAGCAGATTTAAAATTTTGTCAAATGCACTTTCAGTAGATGGAGCCTCTTTCATTGCATCATCATGAAATTGTCCAGATGTGAAGTAATCAATAAGCTCTTGAAAACTTCCTACACCACTAAGTCCCTCAACGATGTCAGCACCACCTGCACCCCCATATGTCCAACCTTGAGCAGTCAGTTCCTCTATAGTTTGGTCTTTGTTGAATTTTCCAGAGAAAACATCTATAATATGCTGAATAAGTCCCTGTATTGCTTCTCCTACAATACCAAACATAGTATAATCTTTAGTCCAGAAGTTTGGTTCCTCTTCAGGAACTCTTTCTCCTGGAATTTGGTAGATACTTCCCTGTTCTGGATATCTTATACCAGTAAATGTAGACTTTGCAACTGCATCTTCTAATACTTGTAAACTTGGTTGGGTATACCCTGGACCGTACTCATCCATTTCATATGGTCTAGTTCCATACTTCTCTATGGTTTCAGCAGCATCTACTACTGGGTCAGGCTTACCCATTTCTATACGCATATCCCCAAGGATATTAAGAAGATTTTCCCAACCACTAATATTTACATTACTTCCACCACCTTGACCAAGAGCATATCCTGAGAATGGAACATACAATGACATATTAGCAGGTAAGTTATATACACCCTCTAATTGTTTTTCTTGTGTATCTAGAATATCCTTAAGTAGTAAGTTAGTAATGGTTTGCTCTAGTGTCATAGAGGCAATACCATCTTTGAATACTACTAATTGGTCTTCGTACTTAGGTTCATATCCTAAAGATTCAAAAGCTTTTGTTACCTGTGGAGCAGGAGCCATAAGCTTGCTGAATTCCTCTTGGGTATAATTACGTAAGTCCATAACCCCAAGACTTTCTAGAGCACTAGCTATAGCACCCTCATCTTCGGCATCTTGTGCAGCTTGAAGTAAAGCATCTCTTGCAGCACCATGTATTGCTACGTATGTTCCATCTGCTAATTCTACAAAGAATGGGTCAATAGAGTTTTTCCAATCCTCTATCTCAATACCAGTAGCTTTAGCTATGGCAATCATTCTGTTTTCAGTGTAGTCAAGAATTGTATCTAAGTCATCTGATGTATACTTAGTAAAGTCTAAGATAGCAGGAACTTCAACAGCATTTGCTCTATTTTGTACTCCGGCTTCTTGCAAATATCTTAAAAGTGTTCTTTGACTTTGTTCAAATGTAGAAGTTTGTTCAGGAGAAACATTTAAACCTCTATTGACTCTATCAATATAGGCATCCATTTCTCCAGTAAGACCAGCAATTTGGTCCTTTTGGTCTTCTGTAGCAGTATAGAAAAAGTCAAATAGTTTTCTATAGGCTTCTTCTGTACTTCCAATATCCGCATTTAGTGCTATAAACTCATCACCAACTAGGGCAATAACACCTGAAGCTTTTCTACCAAAACCACCTATTTGTTCAGAAAGGTCCTGTGCTTTCTTAGAAGTAATGTCTTGACCAATAACTTCTTCTCTTAGTTGCTTTTGTAGTCTTGCTTCTTCTGATGAAATAGTTCCAGCAAAAGCACCCTCTAAAGCTGAACCTAAAGCAGAGGTTCCACTTACTCCAGATTCTTGCTCTTTTAGCTTTATAACTCTTTCAACTTCTCTAATAAGAGCAGCATCTTCATCTGAGATAACAAATCTTAGAGCAGCAGCTTCTTTATCTATTCCTTGAAGTGCAGAAATAATAGCTACTGATATCTTTCCACCAAAAGATTCTGCTTCATCGTCTAGTGTATTTCTAAACTCATTTAACTGCTCAGGAGTATAATCAATAAGCTTTGTTGGGTCTACTGTTACTTCTTCTGTAGCTTTTTTGAGTCCTTCACCTGCTGTAGTCTCAAAGAAATCTGTCCAATCATATTCATAGTCCCAAATTGATGAGGCTAATGCACCACCAGCAGCAGAACCGATTTGGGCTCCAAGGGTTGCTCCTATAGGTCCACCAGCAACTCCACCAAGTAATGCTCCTAATGTACCACCAGCTAATTGACCGCCTCCTCTACCAGGCTGACCAGATGCAAAGCTTCCACCTGCCTGTAAGACGGTAGAAAGTGCAGCAAGTCCATATTTTCCAGTTATATCTCCAATTCTTGTTCTTGCTGGCTGAGGTCCTTGATATCCTTGTGACCAGTCTACAGTTCTTGGATACCTTTGTCCACCAAAAAATTGTCCTAATCTCTTATTTCCCTCAGCAAAGAATCCTCCGACTCCTCCACCTCCCTTCGCACCTGCTATTCCAGCACCGATAAACATCTTGCTGAAAGCAACTCCGAAAGCAGCCATGATAGGAATAGATGTTCCAAACTCTTCTGTTAGTTTAGTAACAACATCTAATAATTCAGTTAGAAAATCTACTGCTATCTTTATTCCATCAAGGAACCCACCCTCTGTTCCTAGTGTTTGTGCCAAAGTTTTAAAAGCTGTTTCAAGATTCTCAAGAGCCTTAGTTACAGTCTGCATTTGTACTGCTAGAGCCTCTTCAGCATCTCCATGAGCAATTGCTGAAATTCCTGCAACCTGATTAACTCTTCCTAGGTTTTCTAAGATAGTAACAAACTGTGTTGCACGTCTATTACCACCACCAATAGCTACAGCAAGTTTATTTAGCTCAGCATCTGATAGTGTTCCAGCTTGCCAAGCTGAAAAAATATCGTTTAGAACTTTATTAAAGTCTAGAGCTTCTCCCTTTGTATTCTCAATAGAGAAACCAAGGTCTTGTAACTCTTTTCTTGCTGTATCTGTTTGATATCCAGTAACAAATGCTCTCATAGCATTACCAACTTCAGTAGCTGATAATGTAGTGTTTTCAGCAAGCACTGCGACATAGCCATTTAGTTGGTCTAGTGTAATACCAGCATTTACCGCAGATTGTGCAGTAATAGCAAATGACTCTGCAAGAGTTTCAATTCCTACAGCAGCATTCTTAGATACAGCTACCCACTTATCAAGTAGGTCTATACCATCTGTTAGTTCTTTTTTAGATTGGATTAATGCACCAGCAAGAGTGTCTAGTGCTTTTGCTTCGTCTAGGGTTGTTACAGATGCTAATAACATAGCATCTCTTAGAAGCACTGTAGCAGCAGCTGACCTTTCAGATTCTGTATTATATCTTCCAGCAGCTCTATATGCTAACTCATAGCCTTCAATTACACCCAGAAGTTCAGAACCAGTCTCTCTAGCTACTGTTGCAGCGTTTTCAAAAATCTGTCCTGTAGCATCAAATGCCTGTCCCGTTGCAATAGCAGCAGAGGCAAGTCTTGTTTGAAGTTCAATCATTTCCCCAGTGATTTCTTGAAGCTTTCGCATAGGAAGCCAAATCAACTGAGCAGCAATAGCCCATTTGAATACCTCACTGATATTTCTTGCAACAGCAGCCCCAAATCCCTTGAATCTCTTTTGGGTATCTACAAGAACATCCCCCATCTTATTTGTAGTAAGAGAGAGATTCTGTACAACTCCATTAGCATCTTCCATTTGGAATGCCCACTGTTGAATACCAGTGGAAGATTCCCTATTTATGGATGCTAAATTTTCCATAGTAAAGCCATATTTCTCAGCGGCTTGTTGTACTTGTGGATAAAGCTGTGATAAGTTAGATAGCTGTGTAGTATCAAAGAGAGGTTCTTCTTTGGTTGGGTCGGGTCCTCCTCCTACATCTCCACCCATTGGGCTTTGAGGAATTTCCCCAAGATTCTCTCTTTCTTGTGCTAATTGTTGTGTCTTTCTAATCTGTTCATCTAGTGCAGCTTTAGCTTTTTCGGCTTGTTCTGCTTGTCTTTGCTCAGTACGTGCTATTGTCTGTTCTAGACTTCTCCATTGCAAATCAAGACCACGAATGTAAATTCCTTGTTGCTGATTAGCACCAGCATCTAAATTAATTGCGCTAGTATCTCTTATACGTGTAGGATTTGGTTGTCCTTTTTCATAAGGAACTGAAGAACGTTCAGGTAAAAGAAGTTGCCTTCTTGTATCTCCAGCAGGAAGTTGCTTTGTCCCAACTTTTTGAGAAAGATTTTGTATGTTCTCAAAAGAGTTTTTAAGTGCTTGAAACTCTCTATTTAAAGACTCAACTTTCTGAAGAAATGCTCCAGCACCAGATGTTTGTTCTTTCCAAAACGTGCTTCCAGACCCCGCAAAATTCTGAAAGTCTCTTTGCAGGTTTGCTAGTGCTGTTCTATTATCTACTAGTTGCTTTTTTAGTTCTTCTAGTAGTCTGTTTAGGGCATTAATACTATTTTCTGATGCCATTATCCCTCTATTAACTTGCTATCTATTTCCATAATAAGTCCTGGGTCTCTAGGACTTCCCTTCTTTTTATTTCTACTAAATACTCTATCAAACCAATCTTCTAATTCCTCAGAGGTACCTTCCCACATCATGGTCTCAGTAGGTCTCTTTTCCTTTGGAAGTTCCATAAATGAATCTACTTGAGACCTCTTTCTTATTACATATGATAATGTGTATGGTAATTCACTCACATCATCTATATTTATATCAAACGGTAAACGTAATGATTTAGAAACCGACCACAGAGTTTCTACTGCATTACTCCGTGCTATTTTTTTAAGTCATCCATTCCAAGTTCTAAATTTTTGTACTCTTCTAAAAGCATTTCTTTTACATCTGAAGGAATCTTTAAAAAGTCTTCAAACGTATCAAAAAGAGGTTCATTATATTCATCAGTTTTATAAAGACTAAAGAAAATAATATGGTCATAAAAGCTTTTAGCTAGTTCTGCTTCACATAGTTCATTTACTATAGAGGCTAGATAGTCACGTCTAAGTTGCTTTTCTGTTCTTTCTTTTAGTTCATCCTTAAATTCTGCGGCTCTTTCTAAAATCTTCTTTCTAATAAGAGTCTCTCTTTTTTCTGGATATTTATCTATTTCTTTTTGATAAGCTTCTTGTTCCTCTAGAGTAGCTTTTGAACCTGGCTCTTCTGGAAAAGGTAGTTCTATTTCCTGTGCAATATCCGCAGAAATTTCTTTTAGGCTCATAACCAAAGATAGTTCTACTAGCCTATCCTTCTCCACTTCTGAGATATCTGGAATAAAGGCAAGATATTCATCTGAATTTTTATCTTTTAAAGCATCTCTAAGTTTTCTACTATCTCTTAGTGCTTTTACTCTAGCTCTTTGTAACTCAGCATCTCCTACTAGTCTCATATAAACTGTAAGTTCTTTATCTTTATTTCCTGTAATAGTTACTGGTTTTTTATAGAAAAATAAAGAGCTAATATCTACATCGTTTTTTTCTGGTGATAGTGTCATAATCCTCTCCTATTATTAAAAAATAATGGGGTCATACTATTAAATACTAAAAAGTAGATTATAATATGACCCCTTAAGTAAATCTCCCTATTAGTCGAATGTACTTATTTAATTGTTACTCTATGGTCTTGCTCCAGAGTAGATAATACATGCTCCTGTAGTACTCTTGAAGTTGAACACCTGTACAGCATTGTCGTTCACATTTGCAGTGTAACTATCTCCAACGATTTTAATTGTTGGGATGTATACTGTCTTCAAAATTTGTGAACCAGATGCAGGGTTGGTTAGTTTGATTTCAAGAGGCACTTCCGCTGTATTTTCATATTCGTTCAAAGCAAATTCTGTGTTACCAGAATCAATTGAACCATATGTTAGCAGGTCGATAAGTTCCTCGTCTGTATCCAGAACAGTAAATGAACCTTCTACAGATGGTACTTGTGATTGGTAACCCACAAGCTTATCATTGCCCATCTCTCTAACTTCAGTGGCATTTAGGTTACCATTGATAGTTACGGATTGTACTCTAGGAATGTTGTTGGCACTGATGTGAATCTCAATATCTTTACCTTGAATCGCAGGTGGCATTGTGCTATCAGAAATGTCAGTCCAAGTATCACCTGAACTTCCTTCATGATAAATTGCTATCAATTGTGCTACACGAGTATCATATGTAGTAAGGGTTGTTCCAGAGACTGAATATTGTCCAGTTGCTGGTGCCGATGCTACCTCTTCTAGATATTCACCATCTAAAATAACGGACATACAATAGTCGCCGTTCTTTAGTTGTGTAGGTGCTGTATCTAGAGTAAATGATGTCGTTCCAGTAGAGAATTTCTCTACTACTGCGTTGTATTTAAAGTATCTTCTCTCAGTTCCTGTTGCGGTATAATCTTCTGTTCCTTCGCCGTCTACGGAGTATGAGAATGTAAAGTCTTGGATTCTAAGCTTTCTAGCATGTACTGACTTAGCATATGTTGCTACGCTGTCTTCACGAATGTAAATAACAGCATCAATGTTGCCTAATTCTCCGATATCTACACCTTCACTTGGGTACGATGTTCTGTCTGTACCAGTAAGGGTAGAAAAAACTTTAATTCCTGTATCAAATGCTGAAAAAGGTAACGATACAGTTGGAATGTCTTCGACAGTTCCAGCATGTAATGGATTACCTAATTCATCAATATCCGTTGAAGGCGTATTAGAACTTACTTCCGCTCTTTGTATTCTAGATGCTAAAAATTCATCTATAGGACCAACAATTTTAAGTGCCAGTCTCTTTGAGGGAATTGCTATACGTCTTGCCATTAATTCCTCCTAAAAGTTTAAACTATATATCTTACATGAATAGCTACAGTAGCACGGTATTCTATCAAAGCTTGAAGTTCCGAATCAAAGTTTCTTGGTAGATACTGGTGCTCAAGTACTTCCATATAACCTAGACCACTTGGGCTTACGTCAGGTGGAAAACCTTCATCATAATCCTGTACGGATATGTGTCCGTCTTCTCTTAATAATGTGAATATCTTGTAGCCAATTTCATCACGTTGTTGTTTGGTTTTGGCATATATTTTTATATCCCAAATCCGTTCGTACCATTCCTGTCCTCCAAGCTCTAGTGGAGAAGATGATATCTCTCCACCCACGATTGCTACCCGTGGAATTTCCAAATCCCCGTCATAGTAGGAATCTACTACACTTACTCCGCTTCCTGAGAGCAAATCATCTAACCAATAGTATAAACTTAGCTCTTGTTTTCTTTCTAAATACATTATGTTCCTATACTTTCTAAGGCTATTTGTGCTCTTCTAACACTAGCGAGTTGTAATTTTTTGTGAATTTCTAACGTTCTCATTTTTCCGCTACCAGGAAGTCCTGGGTCATAAACACGAAATTCCTTATTTCTTATACCAAGAACTATTTCATTTACAATTCTTCTAATAGTTATTCCATCCATTTCTTGAAAGGTATCAAATCCATGATATCTGACAATATGTTCTTCTAATAATTCTGCTATCTGACGCACATCAATTTCTGTTAAATCTCTTACAAGTCTTTCAAGAGTTCTGATTAAATCTTTTCTTTCTCTCCAGCCTTTATCATATGTTTTACTGTATGTGTTAGCTAATTCAATCATTTTCTCGTTTATATAGTCTTCGGCTCTTCTTTTAGCTTTTGTTACTGCTTGAGGAGCACCATATACTGGATATGGACCTGTTTCTGATTTTTCAAATTCAGAGTTTCCATGTTCTAAAAAGTACCAATATGGAGCAAGTTCACTTAGAAGGCTATGTCTCAATGCTATGGTTTTTTTGTATTGTGCTTTAAATGTTTTAGCCCTTTTTATATTTCTTTCTACATCTGCATCACTTTGTTCACCAAATCTATTCTCTGCATCCTGTATTAAGTGCTGTGCTGAGGTCCATATTCCAGTACCGTAATTGAACAGTAATGACCAATACATTCTTCTACTTTCAGGGTTTTTTCCTGTTCCAAAACCACCTGCTTCTCTGGCAGCCTGAACAATTTTAAACCATTCATTTACGTCACCTAAATATTTTTCACAAGACCTTTCTAGTTTTACTGATACTTTTCCGCTTTTTCCAAAAAATCCTTTTATTTTTACTTTAGGAATTAGATGTGTATTTACCATCTCTATAAGATGTTCTAACATAAAAGGAGTTATATCATTAGTTGTTTTTCTTCTAGCTCTTGCAAATTCCTCATTCAATATCGCTTTCACTTCTCCAGAACATTCATAAACTAGAGCTTCTTGCATTTCTTTAGGTGGCTTTTTATAGTCATCTGTTCGTAGGGCTTTTGCCTCTTCTTCAAGAACTTCTATTAATCTTTCAAGTCTTCGTATGGATGTCTCAACATCTACTGTAAGAACTTCAGATATTTCATTTAGTTCATTAATATGGTCTTGAAGGTTCCCTATTTCCATTATTTCTCTAACTGGTCTCCAAATAATACATCCACTATCGCTCTTGAGAATTCATTAAATCCATCAAGAACTTCCTTTCTAATTAGTTTATATTCTTCTGAGTTTGCGTCAAGCACATCCTCAATGTTGTTTAAAGTAATTGCTAAGTATTTCTTATTCTTATCACCTAAAAACTTAACGATTTCTAGAACGTTAAGTCCTTCAATGATTACTCCTGTTTCTTTAGACATCGTCCTCCTCCTCATTTAGAATTAAAACAATTCTGTTTAATTCTGGTACACCCTTATAAATCCTCTTCTCAATACTCATAAGCTTTCCATCAACTTTCACAGTTTCTGAATTGTTAATGATTGTTACATTTGCTTCTGTGTATTCTAGTTGTGCCCTACACTCACCTTCAAATACGTCACCACCTGGATAACGTATCGCATTATCTAATGAATTCCATCTAACATGTGCAGTCACTGAAGCTCCTGTAGTTACAGGTATCCAGTAGTCTCCACCACATGTTGGACAAAATGAATCAGTAGAAGTGTTAGTCACTGGGTCTAGGCTACATGTACTGCAACCAGACTGGGTTACCAGTTGATTAAAAATTATGGTTCTACCAACTGCTTCTCTTATATCGTCAATCTTATCTTTTGTACTAGGAAATGTTATTGCCATATCTTTCAAAAATCTTCTGCCACTGTTTAGCTATACCTTTCCAGGTATATTCTTTAGATGTGAATTTCTTGTAGCTTTCTCTTCCCAACATTTCCCTTAATTCTCTATTGCTATAAAGAATTTCCAAAGCCTCTGCAACATCTGCTGGATGGACTAATCCTCCACGAACCAGTGTTTCAGGACTCCAAAGATATTGGTTAATAGGTACAAGAATACCTATATCTGTAAATAACTCCGTACAGGCACTGTGGTCAGGGACAATTTGTGGTATACCACAAGCAGCACCCTCTGTCGAACAGAGTCCCCATCCCTCTCCTGTTGAGGTATTAATCCCAACATCTGAACAGTTATAAATCATATTGAGTTCTTCAATAGAAACTCTTTGATTCTCTCTAACTGTATTTGTTAGGATAATTCTATTTTGAATTCCTAACATTTGTGATAATTCTAAAATATTCCATCCAGTATCTTTAATACCAGCATGATGGTAATACTTTACATTGTCTGGTTTACCCTCTGCAAACTCTGCAAATCCCTCTAAAGCGACATCAAGTCTCTTTCTAGGCTGGTTTCTATTTAGATTCAAAACAATAAATGCATCCCAAAGTTCAGGATTTTTATCAAAGTATTGTTTTCGAGTCTCTAGTTTATCTCCTAATGGGTAGAAGGTCTCTAGGTCAGTTCCATGTGGTATGATTTCAAAATCAATTTCAGGAGCCGCTTGCTTACTCACCTGCTTTCCAAACTCTGTATATACTACAGCTTGACTTACAATGTCAAAATTTTGAAAATAGCTTGGTAAGAAATTTGTTCCATCTACAGGATAATAAACTATAATAGGAGGAATCTTATCTTCTTCCCCCTTGTAGACATCTTTAAAAACTTTCAGATATTCAGATATAATCCAAACATCATTTAGTATAAAGATAAAATCTACGTTCTTATCTTTAAATTCTTTAATTCTATTGAAACCCCATAAGTCTCCACCCAACATGGCTGGATAAATATTGTGCTTGTAGTTATGCGGGTCACCATGATAGTTTATGGCTAAATGGTGAATGTCCCAATCTTCAGGCAGGTTTTCAATAATCCCGTGTGCTACCCTAGAAAATCCTGTGGGTGTCACACCATCACAAATAAAAAGCCCTTTCATGTTCCTTTCCTTTACTAATTTTATACTAGTTTATTAAATCTCTCTTAAAGGTTTGTGCTAATTTTTTAGTTGGTGGAGTAACATAAGATGTTAACTCCTCCATATCTCTTTTAAGAGAGGCGTTTTTCTGTTTTCCACCCTCAATATTTGAGAATGAAATTTCATCATCTCTCCAAGAACCATAATCCCAAGCATTATTTTCTAGTGTTCCACCTTTTATAATAATGGCTGCCATAAGAATCACGGGTCTTTCATCTTTTGTCTGTAAGATTGGTGGAGAATCAAACTCATAGTCAGCATCATCCCAATTACTATTTCTCGCTATATTGTTACTAGAATCAATGACATAGCGATTATTCCACCAAGGCATTAAGGCTTTTACAGCAGCAACTAACGAGGTTAGTAACCAGCTATCTTCATACCTATAAGATGATGAATCTATATCGTACATATGTAATCTTAGGTCATCTAGTAGATAATCTAAGTTAGTTGCTCTTACTGGCATAGTCTACTACTCTTTTTGTTGAATTTCAGTTAATCTTTGTCTAATATGTTGCATTGTTTTTTCTGGTCTTTCCATTTCTTCTGCCATAGACAATATACGATAAACAACTGCCTCTGAATCAATAGCATTAAGCTCACTCTTGAACTTCATGAAAGGGGCAGTTATCAATTCTTCAATATACTCATCAGTAATACCTTCATAACTTACTTCTTTATCTTTGTCTTTTACAGGTGGTTTCTTTCCTTCTTTTACTTTAATTAGATATCCACCCTTAAAAAGTGGTGCATTTTGTCTTTCAAAGTAAACTTCTTCCATCTGAGACCAGACTTCAACAAAGCAGTTAGAGTCATTTTTCTTTGGATTTCCATGTAACAAAACGTTTTCTGGAGTTCCATCAAAAGGATTGATTACTGATACTTCAACCTTTCCTAGAATAGTTTTACCATATACAGCAGTAGGGTCACCTGTTTGCATCTTTGAGAAAACATCAGGTGAAATTTGTTCATTAGCCATTTTTTCCTCTCCTTATTAATAGTATTCGACTGGGGGCATTACACCCCCAGTCAAATTACATCAGTTTTAGCTGATGTTAATTACATAAATTCCATCCGCATAGTCAATAATCATACCAAATTGTTGGTAAATTTCAAAGAACCATTGTGGAGGAGTTGGTTTTGGGTCTGTGTATTGCTTATCTCTTACGTCACCGTAAGTAATGAACTCACCAACATTCTTTCCCATAACAAGAATCTTATCAGTAGGAACTAATGTATTGAAGGTGTCAGGGTAGTCCCAATCTTGGTCAATAACAACGATGTTAGCACCGTAATATTTACCTAGGATACCGTCATTCATAATTTTCTCTAATTGGGAATCAACACCATGATAGGTTGTTCCAGGGTCTGCCCAAAATGCTCCAAATTCCGTAATAGGATTTAGAACGCTACGAACACCAGCTACGACAACTTCACCACCAACTGTTTGTGCAATCTGTTGAATTGCAGCTTTTAGTGCAGTTGCGGTAACTGCTGTTGCTACTGTTGCGTAATTATCGGGAGTATTAGAGGCTGTCCATACGGATGTAAGTGCAGCGAATACTTTGTTTTGGTAATAGTCTTTTAGGGTCTTTAGCATTTCGGAACGAATTTCTTCAACTGTTCCTAATTCTCCAGACTCTAGTTCCCACTCGCTTGCGGTTACTTTAATATCAGCACCGTCAAGTGAGTAGTGTAGTCTCTCTTCTACTGTGAATTCGTCAGCTAGGTGTACAGTGCCTGGTACTAGTGTACGGACATTGATTCCTTTTCTAACTTTCTTCACAAGAGCGTCCCCCTGCTTCAAAGCACGGGAGTTGAGTAACATCCCAACAAAATCAGTAGTGATATGTCCTGGGTTAATATACTCAACCAATAGTTCAGCTAGTTCATCTCTCTTTTCTTTTTCAGTCATTAGAGAGGCGATAGCTTCTTGATATTTCTTTTTATCCATTAATCTACTCTCCTAGTTTATGATACAAACTATGGTTGTCTTGTTCTAAAGGTTAATTCTCGTTTTGTAGTATCGTGTTCAATAACTGTGGCAATACCTGCACCAGCAGTAGCTTCTAGGCTGAGTTTTCCAGCTGAAGTTGCACCGTCATCGGCAGTATTTAATACCTCAAGTCTTGAACCCGCTACAATGCTAGCATTATAAATATAGTGTCCACTTGTAACAGTGTAGGTTCCACCAGCATGTAGGGCTACCAGTGAGCCAGAAGGAATTGTTCTTCCTTGCAACATGCTTGGTGCAGTTGTATAAACATCAGCATTGAAAGGTAGGTTTGTTGCACCATCGAATCCACCACGAATATTTCCTGGGCTAGCAGGATAATTCACGTAGATTGGGGGTTGTTGTTCTGTGACACTAAATGCGGCAAGGTAAAGGGCTTCTTTAGCTTCATCTGCTGTTGCAGGAAGTTTTGCTCCCACTAAGTCAGTTCTACTACCGTAGTTATGGTCCTGATTGTGGTCGACAATAATACACATACGACCTTCAGGGATGTCACCAACAGCTACTGCTCCAATGCTATCAGCAATTTTTCTAAATCTCATTTCTAATCCTCCGATTACTCGTCTGTCTTTCCTGATGTCAAGAATTGAGCAAGTTTACTAGGTGTTAAATCTTCATTTTCTCCGAGAATTGGAGGAATTTCCTCATGGGAATTGTCCTCTTTCTCTGCGGTTTCTTCTTTTTCAATAGTCTTACCAAAGGCAATTAACTCTTGAAGTAAGAAACCTAGGGAGCTTTCATCCAAGCCTAGAAGTGTTTCTGAGTTATTTACAAAGTACTTTTCGTCTTTGTTAATTCCAGCCTCTTCAAATTTTACTTTGATTTCAGCTAGACGCTCTTTCTTCTCTTCCTCAGCTTCAATTTCAGCTTTGAAGTTTCTTAATGACTCAAGCTCTTCTTGTTGAGATGTTAGCTCTTCAATAGTAGCTTCCTTACCATTAAGTTTTTCTAGTAATTCTTCCTTCTCTTCTTGCAGTTCGGATAAAGACTTTTCCAATTTTTCAATTTGTTCTTGTAGTTCTTCCATATTTTTCTTCTCCATTTCTGCTAATGCAAGAATAGTTGTTCGACCCTCATAGGCTGGTGTTTCAACTAATGTTGCAGCCTTCAATAAAGTGTGGTAGAGGTCCATAACTCCTTCATACTTCTCGCTTTCAGTGGTCATAGAATAACCAATTTCCCAAGAAATATTTAGTTTCTCTTCATTGTCGTACTTCTCTTTTAATAGTCCTACGTCTTCTGGTCTTTCACTATTCCATAAAGCAGCTAGTCCCTCAATCCTGTTTCCGTTCTCTTTCAGGTGAGTTATAACTCCGATAGGAATTGATGCATCATGCCCCTCTATATTTCCAAGGGTCATTTTGATAGGCATATGCACACCGGAAGCGATTAGATTACTAAATTCCTCTTTCGGAATTCTTACTTTATTCCCATTAGGTTCATCATCTGTAAGGACGAACTTAGCCCAAGTAATATAGGGATTAAGTAATAAAGAGGCGAAGGATTCATCTAAACTTTCACTATTATCTATATTATATTGTACCATATCTGATGAAATCTTGATAAATTCAGCCATTTTTTACTCCTTTTTAGGTGTATTAGGCTTATTTTCTTTTGGTTGTTGCTGATTTGGTGTATTATTTTCCATACCAGGTGGTTTATCAAAAGGTTGTGGATTATACTCATCCAAGCCTAGTTCTTCTAATATCTCTTTTTCTTCTTTTCTTTTGTGAACTTCTTCTTCCCAATTATATCCAAACCATTCTGATACAGACTGTCTAGAAACATTTCCTTTTTCATATAGATTTACTAGTGCTTCTGCGAATTCTTGGAATTTAATTAAGTTGACTTCTTCAAACCTTACCCCACCATAATCTCCTAAATCATTTTTTCTTACTACTTCATCAAAAATGTATTTAGCAATACGTAATAATTTTCCTCTAAAGTTCTCCATTGTTGCAACAGGTGATAGAGTAGCAAAGTCGTGGTCAGACGAACCTGTTCTTTCTGATTCACCCATAATTAGAATTCTAGGAAAACCTAGAGCATAGATAATATCCTGATTTACTTCTTTATATTTTGTATCATCTAGCAATGCTTCAACTGGTGGAATTATCCATTCAATTTGTAATGTGTGATTACCAAATAATTGGAAAACTCTTTCTACACTTGCAGGAGTCATTGAATACCTTTCAGCTATTTGGTCTTTCAAATCCTCTAGCTGATACTCATTTTCCTGTGTAAGTGGAAAATCTTTATCTCCAAGCCTAAATACTTGAATAGCTTCAATTACTCTGGATGCTAATGCAAAATCCATAGCACGAATATTTCTTTTGTGCATTAATGATTCAAGTGCTGGATATAGGTATGGAGTTGGATATGGGGTATCAACCATAGCCTTTCTACGAATAAACAGTCTATGTTTGTCCTCTAATAAGACCTGTTTTTTGCCAGCACGAAGCTGTTCCACAAATCCTGGAAAAGATGTAGTGAAGTCATTTATTAGTTTATTTGTTTCTGGAACTGTTTTATTCAGAGAATCTTTTAGTAATTTTAGATAGGCATCAGGAATCTTTAAAAAGTAGAATGGCTCTCTGGAGAATGGTGATTGTTTCAACTCAATATTTTTTGGGTTTCTATACCACATCTCTTTAGGAAGCCATGCTTTGGGATATTTCTTAACCCCCATATTTTCTAATTCTTCTTTCTTCTTCCATTCAAAAGTAACTGCTGGAACTACAAGACCAGATACTAGGTATTCAAGTGCTCCCTCTTTTAGGAAGTCAAGAACCTGTGGTATAAGTCCCTCTAGCATTCTAAGCTGATTGTCTGATAAAGAACCTTTATCAATTATCAGATTTGTAATACCAAGTTCTACTAACTTATCTATAGTTGTATTTGCTATAGGGTCTTTTCTATAGAAGTGTCTACATTCTGATACTACTTTATTAAATTTTGTATCAAGTTCTGATACCTTTACCCTATTGTAATCAGCATCTCTCCAAGGATTCCTTTTTGTATATGGAGAAGTTGAATCCCATAAAGCAGCTACCGCATGGGAAATTGCTTCTGGATTCTCAATAACTTTTTGAGGTTTTTCTACAACCTCTGCTTTAATCTTTGTTTCGTTAACCATTATAACCAACCTGTTCCTAATAATTTAGTTTGTCTAGCTCTATAATCCAACTTTTCATTTACTAGATAATAAGCAAGTACAGCACATAAAAGTGAGGCTGTAAAGTGGTCTGCTCCACTCTTTCCACCAGCAGGAGTTAATGTCCTATATGATATTAATCCTGTTGTTGGGTTCTTTACATAGGTCATTCTCTCTAACTCAGAAACTATTTCCATATCTTTTACAGAGTAAATAATTCTCTGTTCATTAGAATATTCCTGTAGTAAAGAAACAGATAGCGGTTTAGCCCTCGTTTTTATTTCTTTTCCATCCTCATCTGTGCCTAAAGCAATTGCAGAATTGAATTTTATAGGTATTAGGTAGTCCTCATAATTCTTTTTTCTGAATGCTTTACCCTTCAATAAGTCCTGTGTTACACTCATACCAGAGTGTCCTTCATCTATTCCTATAAGGGATGGATTATATTTTGAATCCAGTTTATCAATAAATACCTTTTGAATTGGATACGGAACTTTGACTAGTCTTATTTTAGAGTGAAATTTAAATCTCATATCTTCATCAAGATACATAATGAAAATAGCGGTAGGTTCAGTATATCCTAAATCTATCCCAAAAATCACTCCATTATTTTTTGGCATAGCTGGTAAAAGCTGAATTTTCTGCTCGTAGTCTTTTATCTTCTCTCCAAAAGTTATCCCATTTATTGCAATTTTATATATAGGGTATGATTGTATATCAAACAACCGTCTATCAAATACTGCATAAACAGGAGAACCATGTTTTCCTAAAACAAAGTGAGCAAATTCCTCAGTGTCCTTTCCACCATATCTTCTTATAGCATCAGCTTCTGCTTCTTCATCAAATCTAGGATTTTGATAGGCATCAATTCTATATTTGCTATAAGTTTTATCTTGCTTATCCACATGAAAATTTACATTATCTTCCCGAATTCCTGTAGGAACTCCAGAGACAATAAGCTTGCTTCCATTCATCCAGTAGTTGATTGTAGCCTGAAGTTCTAGCCAAGTTCCCCAAGGATAATAACCAGATTCATCTACAATAAAGAATGGTGTGTGCAAACCAATAACATTCTCTCCCTTTCCAGACTGTCCTGCGATTCTGCACATAAGAGTAGCACCGCTTTTTGTCTCTATCCTGTGTTCTGAGTTGTTGATACCACTACGATAGTTTACGAAGTTCTTTAGTAAACTGTTTATTCTGTAAAATGTTTTTAGCATTTCCCATACAGGGTCTAACTGTGCTTTGTTAGGTACAGAGTAGATAATATACTCTCCTGGATAAAGATTGTTAAATAGAATCCAGATAATATAGTGTACGATAGAGAAGGTTTTTCCTACTGCACGTGCAGCTCTCATGGAAATATATGGATTAGTGTCACAAAGAACTTCTTTCTGGTATATTGTAAGTTCCATGTTTTGTTCTACATCAGCTACTTCCTCTCTTAGAATATCATCGTTAGAGTCAATCTCATGAAGAAATTCTGAGAATAGAACAGGGTTTTTAAAGATTCTAGCAAGCTGAATCTCTTTTTCAGAAAGTTTTTCTTGTACTGCCATATATTAGAGTCCCTCTGGAAATAATTCTTTATATTCTTTTTGTTTTTCTTTGAGTTCCTTCGATGTTATTTCCAGCCTTCCAGTACACTTTCTAGCAGAATCGTCTTCCATATCCTCAATCATTCTCCCACATTCCAGAGTAATCTTATTGTCTTCTTCAGGATATAGAAACCATCCATCAAACAACATCATTCCGCATTCTGGACATACTGCCTTGAATACCTTATGCTTATAAAATGTATTTGCTTTATCTTGCAAATTCAGAATATAAGCTTCTATAGAATCTTCCCTTTCTTCTTTACGAACCTTCCTACTAATCTTTAAAGATTCCTGTAGATTAGTAATATCTTTTCTAGTTTGGGAAATAAACTTATTTAAATCCCCAATAATTCTGATATTTTCAGTACCAATACCGTCTTTCTGTATCTCATAAAGAGTATCTTCATAATCTTTTAAAGCAAGAATAGCTCTAATCAATGCCCGAAGGTCTTGCATATCATTGAACTTCAGGTCATTCAGAGCATAGTCTTCTCTGAAATCCTCGACCATTGCATCAATTCTAGATTCTAACTCCTCTTTCTGTGGAGACATTCTAGCTTCTCTTTCCTGTCTTTCTTGCCAAACCTCTTCAAATTCTTCATCAGTTAAATCTTTATACTGATATAAGTTTCTTAAACTTTCCTTTGAACGTGCCAAGATTTCCTCCTATAAACTACACTTAGACCATCCACAAGATAAACAAGTTACACATCTACCTGATGGTACTAAGTTTTCCGTATCACCACATACTGGACACCCTATCTTTGATGGTTCGCCTCCCCTTGCTTCAAGTTTTAGTTTTCTTTCAAAAGGGGTGAATTCTTTTTTCTCTATTTTTTCTTCTTTTTTAATCTTTTCTTCTCTCATTATACCATATTTCCTTAGAATCTTGCAAAAAACTACGCATATTTTTGCCTATTTTTTCATGGCAGGAAGCATGAAATAACAGATTTAGATATGGTCTATCTAATGCTACCACTTTCCAATCTGTATCTTTTACTTTCTTCTTATGAAATTTACAATAAAGACATTCTTTAGATTTTTCTACACGCTTAGCTGACAATTATTTCTTTCCTGCTCTATTCCTCATAATTTTCTTTAGTCTTCCAATGAGTTGTATTGGTGGGTCTCTTAAATCATATATGTATTGTATAAGCTGATTGATTTCTTCTTTTGTCATTGGTATGTAATAAAGTTCATGCTTAATAACACACTCATCTGCCTCACTAGCAGTGTCATATTCCTTTTCACAGAATAGACATTTATATTTTCCTTTTAGGGTACTTATAGCCATTTAATTCTTCTTTCCTGTATTAAATATTATTGTAGACTTAACAAGACGATTCTCATATTCTTCTTTGGTTATCTTCTCTTCATACCAACTATATTGAAAATTTGTTCTATCCCAACCATCAGGGTCAATAACCTCTGGACCATACTCTTTACTCCATTCCTCACTTGTTTTCTTTATAACCATTTTTTATCCTTCATCCTTTGAATAAGGTCACTTAGCATTCTCATTGTAACTGAATCAAAATTCTTTTCTTTTATAGTCATAAGAGTCTCTGTAACTCCTATATGTTTATATGTAGATAGAATTTCTCCTTTTTCATTTTCGATTTTAAGTGTTATAGTATATGTTTTATTCATCACTCACCTTCCTTGTTCTAGTAAAATTAGGGGCGGTGACCAAGATTACAGCCAGCACCACACTTGACGGGTTATCCGGTTTACGCTGTGTCGGGATTTTCTCAGCGCCCCGACCGCCTGCTAGGGCTAAGGATTCTCTGTTGCCACCTGGTTTCGCCCACTGGTTTCCCGACCGCCCCATACTCCCTAATCTCGTATCATCCACGTCTAATAGCTTTCATTGCTTCTAGTTGCCATTTAGGTTTTATCCAATAAGCATTCATGACGTAACCTTTTCTAATTGCTTCTTGCTTACATTTCTCGGCGCACCTCGTGCAATAGTAATCGGGGTCTGGCGGGACTGTCATCGTGCTGTCTCCCCAATAGGTACTACTATCTGCGCTCCATGGAACAAATTGCCCACACATACAACAATGAAAACTGTATTTACTCATCCTTCACCTTCCCTGTCTACACATTGAGGACTAATCCATCTTGGTATGTAAAGTGTGAATGTTCATCACTCCAATCAAGTATCGCTTGGTCATTTGTTACCTCAATAGGAGGCGCATTCTCCCTCTCTTGTGCGGTGAGGATTTTATCCATCTCCTCCATAATTTCTTCGTAGGTAAGTACGCCCCCGTCAAACAGCATTTCTCTTAATCTGTCCAGTATCGCTTGCTTATTCATCGCTTACCCATCTTTGTTGTGAGGTCATACGGGTTGTTATCTCTCTGCCGTTGGGTTACCTTCTTTCCCCCCTCCTGTGCGGTGAGGTAGGAGTTCATACACCCATAAATCCATGCAATGTTCAAGGTGTGACCTGCTTTTTTATCTTCCTCTAATACCGCTTTCAACTCATCCAGTATCGCTTGGTTTCTCTTATTCATCACTCACCCTCCTTTGGCTTTTTTGTGAATACGGCAAACCCATGAATGACCTGTGTCTGTTTCCGGTTGCCAATTATCCAAATCGCAGTTACATTGCATTGTTTTTTCCAGTTCCTCAACTCTTTTTCTTAGCTCAGTTTTCACTTCCCTCTCCTCCTCTTGGGCGGTGAGGGTTTTTTCATATTCTATCATCAGATGAAATGGTTCTTGTTGGGGATGACTAATATGCGTCTCCCCCTCTTGGGAGGTGAGGGCATCAACTATATCTTTAGCGATAGATTTGATAATTACCCACCGCTTCATTTTTACGGGCATATATCTTGAAATTCTTTCCGTGAGTATCTTTTCAATCTTCTCTTCTAGTATCGCTTGGTTTTTCTCGTTCATTTGTCCTCCTTAGTCCAGTTAACTACTGGTTTACAAGTGCACACAGTTCGACCACAGGTACAGTAGGTAGGTCTAGGTTCTACCTCTTCTTTCTGTATATCATGAAGATAATCACCATATTCTAACCAATCTTCATGACATCTATCTAAGTAATCTAGATGCTCATTTAACTCATAATCACTCATTTCATATTTTCCTTAATCTCATGTTCTGTTCCACAGTTTAAACATATCCACCTAATTCTAGGCTTCATTTTGTTGGTAACTCCTCGTAATTTTTCCATATGATATCCACAATTATTACATCTACGCACAAGTACAGGGTTACCTCCCTGTGCCTTTACTCTACGAAATTGAGACATACTTATCACAGGAATCTCTTTCTCCATTGACAAACTCCTCCTTTTGTGGTATAATGTGTGTAAAGTTTTGAATTTGAATGTTACTTCATTATAATATATTATAACACAAATTGCTAAGTTTGTCAAGGAGGAATTTATGGATAGATTGAGTCAATTATTAACTGTAGGATTACGTGAAAAATGGTCTGTTAATCAGCTAGCAGACGAAATTGATGACCTATATCAACGTCTTGGAAGTAGCTGGGTTTATAGGGATAAAGAATACTGTGTAGTATGTGGAAGACAATTGCTGAATGGTGTATGTGTAAAAGCACCACATAGTAAGCTTGAAGGATTTGAAACTTTTGACTCGGAGGTAGAATGATTAGAACTTTAGCACTTATAGGAATTGGCTGGTTTTTATCTGATGTAGCACCGATTACTGAACCACATTTCTGGATAATTTTCTTGTTAATTATTATTGCTATTATTTCAAACAATGACTAAAAATTGGGTCTTGACAAACTCTAAAATTTATGGTATAATCATTTTAGATAGATGTATATACATTGTTAAAACGTATATTAATTAATTAATCCTTTAAACAAAGAGTCTATTAAAGATTAAATTAAAAACAGATGTAATTGCACTTGACATAGAATCTACTGGTTTTGATTTTAAGGATGATGACCTATTGTTAATTCAGTTTAGAATTAACGACACTACCTATCTCATAGAAAATAAAAAGCTACCAGAAAAGGTTACTAGGTATATTCTAGAACTTTTATTATTATCTAACAAGCCTGTAATTGCTCATAATGCTAAATTTGATATTAAATTTATCTACGAAAATTATGGGATTCTTTTTAGGAACGTACATTGTACGATGATTACGGAGTATTTAATTACAGAAGCTAGGGAAAAATTTGCTTCTTATCAGGAACTTTGTTTTAAATATTTAGGCGAGATAATAGAAAAAGAAACTGTAAAAAAGTTTGTTGGTGCTAAAGATAAAGAACTTACTCAAGATATGCTAATCTATGGTGCTACAGATGTTCTGCATCTTAGAGATATTAGGGCTAAACAATTACCATTACTTGAGGAAAAACGATTAGATATTGTGCATAAGCTTGAGATGGATGTAGTTCCTGTAGTAGCAGCAATAGAAAGTAATGGAGTCCTAATTGACGTTGATGGATGGATGAGGCTGTATAATATCGCTTTAGATAACTCAACAAGATTAGAAAAAGAAATTAGAGAATCTTTTTGGGAATTTTGTAGGGATAAAGTTATTCCTGAGAATCAATTTTTACATGCCAGAGATGTACTGGAATTTTGGTTTATTACATTCAAAAAGACAAAAACCGAGAAAAAACGGCTAGAAGAAATAAAAATAGACCAGCTAGTGTTGGTTGAGAAAGAATTCCTAGAGCATATTAACTTAGCTTCTCCAAAGCAAATGAAAAGAGCGTTCAATCTGATGGGTGCTGGAGTTGATTCTACTGCTGAAAAGGTCTTAATTTCATTGGCGAAGAAGTATCCTGTAGCTGAACTTATGTTAGAATTTAGAAAAAACTATAAGCGAGTTACAACTTATGGTCTTGAGTTTATAGATAAAGTCAAGGAAGATGGGAGAATTTATGCTAGATTTAATCAAATAGGAACTGCAACAGGGCGGTTCTCATCAAGAGACCCAAATTTACAAAATATTATTGCTGGAAGTGAATACCGTGAGTGCTTTATTGCACCAGAAGGTAAGAAACTTATTACAGCAGACTATTCACAGCAAGAATTTAGATTGGCTGGAGAATTATCTGGTGAACCAGCAATCATTGAAGCTTATCAGAAAGGCATGGATATGCATACTGCTACAGCTTCACTTTTGTATGATATTCCACTAGAAGAAGTAACTAAAAAGCAACGAACTAGAGGTAAAACTGTTAACTTTGCTGTACTTTATGGTTCATCTTCTTATGGTTTAGCTAGAACAATGGGGATTACCAATGAGGAAGCTGAAAAGCTACTAGAAAGATTTGAAATAGGTTTTCCTAGACTTTCACAGTTCCAAAAGGGTATTCAAAAGACTGTTTGGAAACTAAGATATTCTGTAACTCCTATTGGTAGACGTAGAGGATTTGCTAAAAATGCTCTTATAGAAGGGAGTACAGGGGCAAGTTACTACAAAGAACGAGGAAAAATTGATAGAGAAGGATTTAATCATATTGTTCAAGGTGGGTCAGCGGACATGTTGAAGTATGCTTTACTCATGATGTATAATGACAATCCTTGGAAAGATAAATTCAAAATTGTTATGACTGTACACGATGAAATTGTTGCAGAAGTGGATGATGATATTGTGGAAGAGGCAAAAGAATTTATGGTTAGTGTTATGAGAAAGGCTGGAGAGATATTCATGAAACAAATTCCAACAGAAGTTGGTATCCAAGCCTTACCATACTGGAGTAAATAATGATAAAAATAGATAGTTGGTGGGGATTTATATTAGCTTTAGCTCTTTTGACCTTTGCTGTTGGTAGTTTCGCAATTAGTCTTGGGTATTTATTTGGTATTGGAATGAAATTAGCAGGATTTTAGAATAGAAATAAGGAAGAATAAATGAATTATATAAACGTAGATGAGTTCATTGAGGAAATTAGGTCTGATTTTGACGAGGATATTTTAGTAAAAGAAGAACGAGAACTTCAAACCATAAGTACTGGAAGTACTTCTTTGGATATTTCTCTTGGTGTAGGTGGAATTCCTAGAGGAAAGATTACAGAATTATATGGTCCAGAATCTACTGGAAAAAGTACTCTTGGGTGCTGTATTGCGAAAGAAGTTATCAAAGAAGGTGGTACGGTTTTATATATTGATGTTGAGAATATGCTTGATTTAGACTATACTAAACAACTTCTTGATGGACACTATACTCCACAAAAGATGGTAATCACTCAACCAGAAGTTGGAGAAGATGCCATGGAAATTTGTGAGAGAGGTATTCGTAGTGGAAACTTTGACTTGATAATTGTAGACTCTATTGCTGCTCTGTCTTCTAGAAGAGAACAGATGAAAGACTTAGAGGATTCTACAATGGCAGAAGTTGCAAGACTTCTATCAAAGTTCTTTAGAAGAAATTCTCCATACATTCGTAGAAATAATGTAGCACTCTTGCTTATTAATCAGATTCGTGATAAAATTGGTGGGTATTCTAGGGGATACGCTACTCCTGGTGGTTGGTCTCTTAAGCACTACACAACAGTCAGAATACAGCTGTATTCTCCACAAGCCATCTTATCTAATAAAGAACAGATAGGAATTTTAACACAGTTTTCTATTAAGAAAAATAAGGTTGCACCCCCATTTCGTTCAGCGGAAATTCCGTTTATCTTTGGTAAGGGTGTAGATACAGCAAGAGACACAGTAGAGTTTGCTAAGATTATTGGTGTAATAAAAACCAGAGGTTCTTACTATTACTATGAAGAAGATAAGTTAGGACATGGTCTTAACAATACTCTAAAAGAACTTGAGAAAAATCCAGAGCTGCTTGACAAAATCAAAGAAATGTGTTATAATGTGATTGTTAATAAAACTGTAATGGCTAGTGATGATGAAGAGCCAACAGAGGAAGAATTATTTGAGGAACTAGTAGATTAGAAAAGGAGAGTAAATGAGTAAAGAAAAACTAAAGCAGGAACCACTAGAAGCACCAAAAGAGGAACTTACAGTAGAAGAATTGCCAGAAATTTCAGGTGAAGCACTTGAAGATTTCATTAGTGCCTTTGACATGGAATCGTTTCTTACGGATGTAATGCTCTTTGATTACCTAGTTAAAAATAATGGGTATGTAGAGATTACACAAGAGGATATGGACAAACTAGAAGAGATGCGAAGAACTCGTGCAGTAGAGTTTTCTAGTGTAAAGGATAGCGAGGGTAATTTCGCTCTCACAGCTAGATTTGTATATCGAGGAGAGGGAGATGAAAAGGACAGCGACAACCAGTAGGCTGTATAGTTTAGGAGATTTTAAGAATATTTCTTTTACTGATACCGTTGAAGAAATTCCAGAAGAGTTCGCAATGAACAATAAAGCAATGCGAATTCTAAGGTCTATGCAGTTGTTTCAGATTGAAAGAGCTTATTTAAAATATATAAAACTAAAACAAACAATGCAAGACATGACAGTTGATGAATCACTAGAGCTAATTGATGAGCTAGATGTTGTATCAACAGAAAAATTTAATTCATTATTCACAGATAGACTCCCAGTAGCCGAAAAGGTAATAGAGGAGCAAGGAGAAAATTAAAATGAAGATGCCAGAAATGGAACAAGTATCAAACTTTGATGGTAAAAAGAAAGTATTTCTAAGACTTAAACCTGGAAACCATACGATTAGACTTTTACCTGGAGAACAGGGATTTTACATTACCTTTACACACTGGGTTAATAACGCAAATATTGAGTGTTTAGATGATGAATGTCCTATTTGTTCAAACAACAAGAAAATTATCGCAGAAAATCCTGATAATTTCAGGGATATTAAGGGATACTCACGTAAACGACAGGTGTTTTATGTGAATGTTATTGATAGAACACCTTCTAAAGTTTGCCCATCTTGTGGTGAAGTTCATAAGGCAGTTGGTGGGAATTTTCCATCAGTCTGTTCAAATTGTAATGCAGTATTAGTAAATGAAAAGACTCAACCCTTAAACAATTTAGCTATTCTAAATCGTGGTTCAGAGCTTTATGAAAATTTGAAATCAATTAATAATGCAAACTTGGATGAGTTTGGAGAAAAAATTGGTATTGAAAATTATGACATTATGATTATGGTGCCACCTAAAACAAGAAGACCAGTTGCTCAGGGATTACCTCATCAGAATGATGCTGTTTCAATTCCTGAAGAAGAACTGTTTAATTTGGAAGAAGCACCACTCAAACTTTCAGCAGACGAAATTAATAGGTTCCTTCGTGGAGCATCTCTTAAAGATATTTATGCTATGCGTAGAGCAGATGCTATTATTGAGGATATTGCTGGGAAAGAAATTGAAGGATTTAAAGAAGACTTATCAGAAGAGCATTTTGATATGGATGATATTGAAGAAGTACCTTTTGACGTAGACACTCCTTCTGAGGAAACTGTTGAAGAATCAGAGGAAGAAAGTCTAGAAGCATCTGTGAGAAAACTATTTGACCTATAATCTACTCTCTTAAACTATGGAAAATTTAGTTGATAAAACTCTAAATGAATTAAAGACAACCACAAATCCAGGCAAGATACTCTGCCATCTATGGACTGAGTTGTTCAATACAAGATTTACTCCAGAGTTGGTTCAACAGTTTCACAGACTTGTTAGAATCTACGGGAGATATAGGGCATTCTTTGCAGTAGTAAAGCTTTCAGACCGATTTTATGGGAGAGAGTATGAAGTTACTGTAGAGAATCCCTATTCTCTCATAGCCTACTTTGCAAATGAAATTTTGAAGAGTGACTATGCAGGAGAAATAAATAGAGGAGAAGAAACATTATCAGAGTATATTAAGGAGTATAACAAGGTGCTAGCGTCTAAGAGGAATATAAGTCTTCCTGATAGCTTTGAGGAAAACAATGGAACACACTAATGAACAACATGCACATAATGTAAATTTAGCTGAGTCCAAAGTTCTTGGAATAGTGCTAAATAAACCAAGCTACATGTATGAGATTCAAAAGAATCTTTCAGAAGAAATGTTTTCTGTAGAATCTCATAAGTTGATTTATAGCAGAATGTCTTCATTATTTGATGAGACCTATTTACCAAACTTTGATATTATAAAAGCCTCATTGTCTTCAGCAGGAGTTCTGGAATCAGTTGGCGGTGAGGATTTTCTTAGGTATTTGAAAGGTCTTATCACTGAAGAAGAAGACTATAAGAATATAAAAAATTATGTAAATATTGTAGTAAAAGCTTTTAAAAGCAGAGAAGTACTAAAGATTGGAAAGTATGTAAGACAGCTAGAAGAAAATATTGATATAGTTGATGTAGTAGTTGAGGACATAAAGAATAAAATAGACTATATTGATACTAAAGGTTTCAAGAGTGATGCAGACAGGATTGCAGCATTTCTTCCAGATGCTTGGAGAAACTATAAGGAAAGGATGGAAAATCCAGGTCTTATAGGTGTAACTTCAGGGTATAATACAATTGATAGTTTTACAGGAGGATTGAGGGAAGGGAACTTATGGATTATAGGTGGAAGACCTTCGCATGGAAAGACAGCCTTTGCGTTAAACTCAACTCTAAGGACTGCACAGGATGGCACAGGAGTATTATTCTTTTCATTGGAAATGAACTCTCAACAAATAATTGATAGGTTAGTTTCTCTAATATCTAAAGTAGAACACACTAAGATTATGTTAGGAACAACTTCAGCAGAAGAAGCCGATTTGGTACAGGCGGCATATAAGTATCTTAAGAAATTGCCAATTTATCTTAGTACTATTTACAGTCTAGATGCTTCTGAAATTGTAAGAACAATAAAAGAGCAAGTAAGACAACACGATATCAAAACTGTATGGATAGACTATGTTCAGCTTAGTGCTGAAAGAGATGGGGATGCTGTACACACTATTGGAAGAATTTCAAGAGCTTGTAAATTATTATCAAAAGAGTTAGAGATTTTTATTGGTCTTATTTCACAACTAAACAGAAATGTGGAAATGAGGGATGATAAAAGACCAGTAAAAGCAGACCTTAGACAGTCTGGTAACTTAGAAGAGGATGCTGATTTAATAGCTTTTATTTACAGGGATGAAGTTTACAATAAGAACGATGAAAACAATAAAGGTGTATTAGAGCTTATTGTGGATAAACACAGAAATGGACCAATAGGTATGATTCCTATGCATTTTCACAAAGAAACTATGGGAATTGATGATGGTTAATAAACAAAAAAGAAAAGGCACAGACTGGGAACGAAAGATAGTTAAGATTTTTAACACCAAGATTAAAGGTGCAGAATTTAAAAGAGTTCCAGGTTCTGGTGCACTAGGAACAATTATGGATGAAAGCAGATTATCAGGTGATGTAAAAGGAAGTTTGCCTTTTTTAAATAAAGGAATTACTATAGAAGCTAAAACAGGATATGGTGGTTCTAAACAACATGTTATAAAAAAGGAATGGTTAGATAAGGTAAGGGAAGAAGCAGAGAAATCCTATACTATTCCTATGCTTGTTTGTAAATTTTCTGGAGCTAAGACTGGTGCTAAACACTTTATAGTGTTTGATTTTGATGCTTTCTATGAAATAGTTGAAGAAGCTAATAGTTTGTATGAGCAAGTTATAAAACTTGAAGAAAAAATTGAAAAACTGGAAGGATAAGAATGACAGAGCAAGTATCTAAGAACTGGAAAGTTTTTAAAGAAAAGTTTATGAGCCAATATAAAGATGCTCCCCCATATATTGTGGACTATATTGCGATAGAAGATATACTTTTAAGCCATGTTTCAGGGAATTCCTCTGAAAAAATATGTGAGACTTATCAACTTTCTCCAGAATATGTTAAAATTGTCTTAGAAGAATACCTAAAGGTATTTCCTAGGGAAAATACTCTAAACTTTAATCCATATAAAGTATATAAGAATGCCTCTGTAGGCAAAGAAACGTTCTTAGCTGTTGTAAAACTTAATGCAATAGAGGAAGATGCAGAGTCTTTGTATGAAGCTTGTAATCTCTTTTGCTTAATTCAACAAGAGATTGAGGACTTCTACAGGAAGTGGGAGTAAATATGGTTTTTGAAATTAATGAGGCAACAGTTCCTGATTTTGAGGATATGATGAAAGTCGCAGAAGAAATTAGGGATAAGTCAATGGCTAAGTCTAAGCTTGAACTGAAGATAGATGATAAGGTTGCAAAAACGGTTCATACTGTTACAACAGACTCTGACTTTTTTGTAAATGGAAAGCCACCCTCAATGGCTTTTATAAAAACTACTTATGAGTTTGGAGGAATACATGGAGAATTATATGAGCTAAGACAACAATTGGGAGTGGTTACGGCTGAATTAGATTATCTAAAAAATAAATTAGACGTTTATAGGCAGATGATTGAAGTTTGGAGAACTGTCTCTGCAAATAAAAGAGCATCGGTGATTTAAATGGCAGGAACTTGGTTTATAGAGAGGCTTTTAACTAACTCTGTTCAGATACATTCAGAAGGAACAGAATCAGAAATGTTAGGATATTTGCTGACTCTAGAAAAAAAGATAAAAGAACTAGATAATCTAGGAGTATTTACTGATGAAGAGAAAGAACTTCTGGATGATATGCTGGATAACAAAACAATAACACAACTTAGTAAGGAGAAGAGACTATCTAGAGTTACTACTGCTAATAAGCTTGATGCATTAACAGATAAAATTTCAATGTACTTAGGTGGGATATATACTGACGAAGGATATCTGGATTATATGAAAAGAAACTATAAGTTGACAGAAGAACAAGTAGAAAAACATAAAGAAAAAATTACAGGAAACTATAAAAGGTTTTATTTACGTTAGTAAGGAGAGATATTAAATGAGTGAAATTTGGACACCAGATGAGGATAGAGTACTTATTCAGTCCATCATCAACGAAGAGTTGAATTATACAGAAACAGCAGAAAAATTACCTGACCGTTCTAGACATGCTGTTAGACATAGATGGGATAGAATTAAAAATAGAATTACCCCTACTGGAGAATACTATGGAAGAGAAGCTCCCATTGAAGGAATCGGGAAAGTAGATTTGAGAGCATGTGTTTTTGATATTGAAACAATGGACTTTAAATCTGACGGTTGGCAAGACCATCTTGTATGTTGCAGTTTTATTCCGCTAGATACAGATGAACCATACACATTACAATTGAAGTTTTCTGATAAAGGAAATGATAAAGAATTATTGTTAAGTGTTTTGGAAGAATTGGCAAAGTATGATATCCTTATTGGACACAACGTTGCTGCCTTTGACTTAAACTGGCTCTATTCTAGAGCAATGTATTATGGAATCCGTATGCCTAAATCTTGGGTATACTTTGATACTTATCAGGTTGCAAAAGTATTGGCTATTAAGGCCGCCTCTAAGTCTTTGGCTGGACTGTGTGCATACTTTGGTCTAAATTCCCATAAAACTTCTGTACAAAAAGGAGATTGGTCAAAGGTTGCTAGCACAATCAGAGCAGAATTTGAGTATGCTATGGAAGAAATTGTATCTCACTGTGAGTGGGATGTAATTGATAACAGGGAACTTTTTAATATTCTTTGGAAATATTATGATAAGAAATCTCTAAAAAGAACTAAGTGGTAAATTATGTCAATGGTAAAAACTACATTTAAGAGATTTAAATTTGATTTCTACCCAACTCCACCAAGCTGTGTGAGTGCTATTTTTGATGATTTTAAAAAGAGACAGCCTCATTTTTTGACTGGTTGGTGGGATGGAAAATTTAAAGTCTTAGATGCTGGTGCTGGAACGGGGATTTGGGGAAAGGTACTAAAAAAGAAGTTCCCAAATCTCCAATTTCAGTTATGGGGAGTGGATATTCAAAATCTGCCTAATCCAAAAGAATATGATTATTGGTTAACTAATCATGATTTCCTTTCTGAACAAGGACATCTACTTATTACAGAAGATTCATATGATATGGTAATGGGTAATCCACCATACAAGTATGCAGAGGAATTTGTTAGAAAATCTTTGGACTTGACAAAAGACGGTGGGTATGTTATAATGCTGGTAAGATTGGCTTTTTTAGAGAGTATCAAACGTGGAACTGGGCTATTTAAAGAGGTTCCACCACTATATGTTTCGGTACTGTCAAGGCGACCCTCTTTCCATCAAGATGGAAAAACTGGGTCTTTAGCATATTGCGTAGTAGTCTGGAAAAAGGGAACAAACTCTAAGACAGAGTTGGCTTGGTTAAATTGGAACTATGATTCCAATTGGGATTATTTACGTATAGAAGCTAGACAACATTTAGAAAAATTAGGAGTATTTGATGAACATTTGGAGAGTTAAAAGTAAGACTGGAAAAACTATTCATCTTACCTATGATAGAGAAAAGACTTTATGTGGACGTACAATAGGAGATGATTGGAGTTTCCTATATCTATTAAAAGATAAGACAGAGGCATTAGAACATATAGATGACTTGTGCATTAGATGTAATGATGCTAATTTAAAGGAGTGGGAAAAGGAAAGTGGATATGACCAAGATGATAGTGAACGGGAAGTTATTGAATCAAGAGAAGAAGAGCCAGAAGCTACTACAACCATCGTTTCTAAACTTGAACGAGTTGACGAATCAGAAGTCAAGTCAGTACGCTCGGACAGATTTATTGGATTGGGAACTTGGAAGAATTAAGGTTTTTCTTATAGCTGGACGTATTGAAGCTGGAAAGAGTACAGTTGCCTTAGAGTTAGAAAAGCAACTGCAAGAATTGTTTCCTAAAGCACTTATCCGTATTTCTGGATTTGCTCATGGTGTTAAAAAGGTAGCAACAGAAGCATTTGGTTGGGATGGAAAAAAGGATAAGAAGGGAAGAAGATTACTTCAGGTAGTTGGAACTGATGCTGGAAGAGCATACAATCCAAATATTTGGGCTGAGATGGCATATAATGATAATGTCTTTGATACAGTTCCTCCTAATATTTTAATCTTTGATGATTGGAGATTCCCAAATGAATATGAGATTTGGACAGATAAGCCTCTAATTGAAAAGATTTACAGGATTAGAGTTTTTAGGGATTCTGAAGTAATTTCTGACCACATTTCAGAGAAAGCTCTTCCTATTTCACCACGTACTCCAGATTACTATGACTATAGATTTGATAACAACGGAACAAAGGAAGAATTACCTAAAAAGGCATGGCAAATGTTAGAGGAGATTTTATGAATTTAATTATTACCTCGGAACAGAGGGTTGGGTCAAGGTGGATGCACTATCTTTTTGCCGACCTTCTTGGAAAAGGAGTTTCCCCTGAAATAGATGGACGTAGGTTTTATGATGGGAGTATCAATTCGGTATTAGGAATTGTTAAAGAACACCTGAAAGCGGGAAGAATTCCTAAATTTCATGGAGTTGGAGCAATTGCTTTAGACAGGTTTCTTAAAGCATATGATTTAAAGGATTATGGGATTTTAGGAGTAGTTCGTAATCCGTATGATAGAACTGTATCACTTGCTTTTCATAATAGATACCATCATACATATCAAGAATTTCCACAGAAGAAAGTTAAAACAGATGAAGAGGCTGTCAAGGTTACTGCATTAGAAGATAGGGCATTTTTACATTCACATACCAGACAGGTAAGTGATTTAATGCTTCCTTTCTATAGTACTTTTAGTAACTTTTATCCTTCAACTAATTTTAACTATGTTTGGACTACTTATGAGTGGTTGAAAAAAGATACCGCAGGAGAAATTCAAACAGTTTTAAGGACACTTTTTAAAGGTCAGGGAATTCCTAGACAACAGCTAATTCAGGATTATGTGGATGTACACAGCTTTAAAAATAGGTCAGGAAGAAAAGCAGGTCAGGAAAAAAGAGATGATTTATGGAGAAGGAAAGGAGTGGTAGGAGACCATGTACATTGGTTTGATGATGAGTGTTATGAAGCATTAAAACCTTATCAAAATGTGTATAATGGGATAGTAAATAGGGAATATACTGGTAAAACGGGAGAAATTCCCTACATTTAGTACTTGACAAGATTATACCTTTTGTGGTATAATGCAAATAAAGGAGATTAAAATGAATTTTTCAATGGTTTTTTCAGCAGTACTAGAGCAATTTGGCTCACTTCTTGAAGTGCTGGCATTCTTTGGTACACTAGCAGGTGCTCAATGGCTGTTTGGTCAGCTTGAGGCACGTGTGTTAGAAAACTGGGTTGCATGGCACAATTTCCCTTCATGGGTAAAGAAAATTGTTCCTATGGTTATTGCTGTTGGTATCGCATCATCGTCCCAACTGGCGATTAATTACAACGTAGAACAGTATATTCCTCAATGGTTTGCTGTAATCCTACTGTCTGTTATTAACCAGCTTTCTAACCAAACAGCATATCAATCTATCAAAGATAGTTCTTATGGTGAGTCAGCTAGAGAAGCGGCAGCTGAGTATTTAGCTTAAGGAGATATAGAAATGCAGAGGTCTGGAGATTTTGTAAATCTCTACTGTAGTCATTGTGGTTATGAGGAAGAAGTACACTTTAAAGAGGTAGAGAGAAGAAGTCTTAGATGTCCTCAATGTAGACACTTCATTGATTACGAGGAAGTAAGTATCTACACAGATAAAGAAGATTTACCTACAATTTGGGAAGATGATTCAGAAATTCTCAATTGGTAGGACAATAGAATAAAATAAGTAGGGGTGAGATTCCCCTACATTTGCTCTCATGGTGGAATTAGGCAGACACGCTACGCTTAGGACGTAGTGCCTCACGGCATACAGGTTCGATTCCTGTTGAGAGCACCTTGGGGAGATAGCTCAGTGGCAGAGCGTTAAACATCCTTTCCGCTTATTTACCTGACTAGCGGGTCGAATGGATAAGGGTTATCTACTGATAATAGAAAGGCGTATGTTCGAATCATACTCTCCCCACAAGCTACTATGACGGGAATAGGCATACCTAGCTTGCTCAAAACAAGCTGTTTACTGGTTCGACTCCAGTTAGTAGCACTATGCTAGCGTGGCGAAATTAGGCAGACGCATTGGACTTAAGACCCAACGGGGTAACCCATGTGAGTTCGACTCTCACCGCTAGCACTGGGGATGTTTTATTAGACTTAGGTAAGGAGAGACTTATGGAAAAATCTATGGAAAATATTATAATTTTGCTTGACGACCACTACAAGGATGAGCGACCAGTTGATGAGACTAATGCTGATACCTATGTAAAGACGTTGTTACAGGAAAATTCAGACCTTCATAAAACAGTTGAAACTCTAAATGAGAAGCTCGATATTATGAAAGGTTTGTAGGAGAACTGTTTAAGGGTTTTATTAGATTAGAAAGGAGATAAGTTTTCTATTTATGAATACACCGATAACATTGATTCTTATTGTGGTGACACTTTTTCGGTCATAGGAACGGAACTTTTAGGCGAAATTCCAAAACCGCCAGAGACAATAGTAGTTTTAGTAACGAGAGAAGGTGCTTGCTACAATGGAATCCCATATTCTCGTACCATTATGGATTTTAAGGAGTATGTGAAAGGAGTTTTACCCGCTGAATGGGGAAATAACTGGAATCAAGAATCCTTAAAAGCTGGAGCAATAGCAGTAAAAATGTATGGATGGAGTATGTACGAGACTTATGGCTATGTTTGGGATTGTAACTGGGACCAAGTATACAGACCAGAATGGAGAACAGAGTCTACAGATAAAGCAGTAGATGATACTTGGGACTGGGTACTACTTCATGATAAGAAAATAGTAAGAACTTATTATGACGATAGATACGCAACCTGTTTAGGAAGGGAACAAGAGGAAAACTGTATGGGGCAGTGGGACTCTTATGACGATGCTAAAGAGGGAATGAATTGGAAGGACATTATAACTAAATACTATGATGGTATTTTAGTTAGAGAAACTGAAGAAAAACCTATAAGACTATACTATCTATATTGGCTATATTAGACTAAGATATAAAAGGAAAACATAAGGTTGGAGGTTTTAGCCAAGAGGGGATAAATGAATGAGGATACAGAAGCATTAAGACGAAAACTAGATTTGCTATTGATTGGTGGAATGGCTGTATTTACAGTTTTTGTACTAGTCATAGCTTATTTAGAACAAGTAATTTAGGATTATAAGAGAAATGGTATGGGCTGGATAGGAATAACTAAGAATAAAAAAGGGAATGAATTTTATCCCGCTGGATTAATAGCTAATAGGCTTGACTTAAGACTTGGGTATATTCAAGCTGAGAAAAAGCCTATTAGCTATTGGAAAGGTAAAGATGTCTATTTCCATATCTGTTGGAAGGAAAAGTGGAAGAGCGTCTGGACCAAGTACTATGAAGATATTGCTAAGGTAGCACACAGTTTTTGGGTAGAGTTTGATGCTGACCAGCATTTAAATAGACTAGAGTCTATAGACCTAGGCACTAAAACTCCTTGGGTAATTCCTAGATTGGAGGAAGTTTCTAATAAATTTGTGTGGGAAATTCCTTTAGAATATAATTGTTTCTCAGAAAACGTGAAAAGGATTCCATTGAGGATGTATGATAGGTCTATGGAATGTAGGATAGGAGAGGATAGAGACATAGATTTCTTAGGACTGGTGGACACTGGCTCTAGAAATGCCTCCCTTACCCTTAAATTATTAGAATCTTTAAGTTCAGAACACAAAGTTAAGTGTATTGTTATAGGTAAAAGTACCTATGATTTATATAAAGACTCTGTTTCTTTTGAACTTATAAAAAATACTAAATTTGACCCCTCTTCTGTAAAGGTATTTCATGATTTACTTGATAGAAGTAAAGTATTTATTGATGTATCATATAGACTAACTGCTGGTAGAAATATATATGAGGCTTTATATCATGGGTGTTTTGCCTTGTCATCAAATACATATGGTGTTACAAAATATCTATTTCCAGAATTTGGGATAGAGCCTGTATATTTTGATTTACCAAAAGTAAGAAGTACTGCTTTCAAAGCTTTAAATTCTTGGAATGTTCCAAATGTCCAATCAAAAAGAAAGCAAGCATGGACTGTAGCTAGTATAGACAACTTTGTAAAGGAGCTTAAAAACTATGAGTAACTTATTATATACTGGCGTTATGAGTGATGCACTACATTTTGATATGGGATTACAATATTCTGAATTTCTTTTGGGAGACTCAAAAAACTTTCCCTGTCTAAATAACTATGGTATTCCTATCTTTGGTAGAGTATATCCAGTTGAGGGAATGGAAGCCGAACAGCTTGATTTAGAGAAAGTAAATGATATGCTAAAAGATTTTAGATACGCTAGCATTTATTTTATGAAATCTGGAACAGATAAGGTTGCTACCTTTGGGGATATAACAAGCAGGTTTCTTGCTAATAAATGCTGTTTAGGTGCTATTATTACTGGAAGAACCAGAGATTCTGGAATGCTAGACTGTAGTTTTCCAACTTTTGCTGGAGGTTACACCTGTGTAGATGCCTATGATATGTGGAATATAAAGTCATATGGAGAGCCTGTTGAATATAATGGAATAGAGATTACACAAGACGATTCTATTTTTGCTGATGAGGATGCAGTTCTTTTTGTAAAAGAAGAGTGGATAGAGGATGCTTTTAGACATGCAAGCTCTAGACTTTTGAAAGAGAATCACATCAGAAAGCAAATATTTGATGGAAAAAAGGCACATGAAATTTACAAGGAGCTTGGAAGATGGTAAAGTTTGTTGCTGAATTTACTACAAACCATATGGGTAATCTCAATGTAGCAATAGAAATGGCTAAGAAAGCTAACGAAGCTGGTGCTACCCATATTAAGATGCAGAAGAAAGACGTAGAGAACTTTTACTCTGGTGAAAAGTTATCGACACAGTTTGATAGTCCTTATGGACATACTTATTATGAATATAGAAAGATGTTTGAGTGGGATGAAGAACAGTGGGATATCTTTGATAAGCATTGTCCTTTGCCTTGGTTTGTTACTGTACAGGATGAAGCATCTTTAGACTTTATGTTAAAGTATGATTTGCCAATGTATAAGATTGCTTCTACTAATGCTAGAAACTGGCACTTTATAGATACAATTGTTTCTAAAATCCCAAAAGATAAAGAGATTGTAATCTCTGTAGCTGGTTCCACAGAAGAAGAAATTAGACAAGCAGTAGATTCTTTACAAGGATTTAAGAAAATTTATGTTCAACACTGTGTTGCTGAGTATCCATGCAAGCCTGAAAATATTAGACTAGGAAATATTATTTTCTTGGTAGAAATGTTTAAAGATAATCCTGATGTTGTTATCGGATATTCTGGACATGAGATAGGATACATGCCTTCTCTTATGGCTTACATGTTTGGTGCTGACATTATAGAAAGACACTTTACTCTTAGTAGAACAGGATTTGTACACCACCTAGAAACAGCCCTAGAACCACATGAATTTAAGTCAATGGTAATGGATGTAAGATATCTTAAAAGAATTCCCATAGAGGGATACTATACAGACTTTGGAATGTCTAAATTAGAGAAAAAGTTTTTAGTTGATAAGGTATATGGAAAGGATTTCTTGGGAACTAAGTCGGAGATAAAATGAATATAGCTTTTATCCATGCAAAGGAACATAGTACTAGACTTCCAGAAAAAAATATAAAGAAGTTGGGAAACCTGCCTCTGGTTGCACATGTTCTTGTAACTTCTTCTAAGTCTGGTTTGTTTGATGAGATAGTTATAGACAGCGATTCTGATAAGATAATAGCAATAGGATATCTTAATGGTGCAACTAAACATTTAAAGCGGGAAAAGCATCAAGCAACCAATGATTTTACTGGAGATGATTTAGCATATTGGCAAGCCCGTAATTTTTCTGAGTCAGATATTTGTGTTCAGATAGTACCAACTAGTCCTTTTATTACTACTGATACACTAAAGAAAGCAGTTTCTATTTTAGAAAATGACTATGCTTACAACTCTGTAGTTGGTATTAGGAAAGAAAGACAATTTCTTTTTAAAGATTTTCCTACAGAAGAGCCTTTATTAAATAGTTTTGAGTTACCACCAACGCTTATTGAAACTACAGGATTATATGCAAGTCATACAAAGAGTATTTTAGAAAGTAAAAAGAGAACAAACTTTCCTGTATTTGGTTTGGAACTTTCAAAAATAGAAGCAATTGATATAAATACAATAGAGGATTTTGGATTTGCAGAGATAGTGTGGAGAGGATTACATGATAATAATAGCTAGACATGGTGAAACAGAATGGAATATAAAGAAACTTAGACAGGGACAACAAGATAGTCCTTTGACAGAGAAGGGGATTACACAAGCCACTGTTCTAGGTGATATGGTTGTTAAACTAGACCCTGAAGTTATATATGCAAGTCCTTTAGGAAGGGTTGTAGATACTTTAAGGATTATGAGAATTGGTCTTGATGAGGTAAACTTTGATGATAGACTAATGGAGATGCATTTTGGTAAAAGTGAAGGAAAAATGGCAGGAGGTTTTCACCATCTTTGGAATGTTCCTTTTTATGGTGGAGAATCCTATGAAGATGTTTACAAAAGAGTTTATGAATTTCTGTTAGATATCCCTACAGAGAAAGATGTTTTGATTGTTGCTCATGAAACTGTAAATAAAATGATAGTGGGAAATTTACTACGGCTTTCTCCACAAGAAATTACAAAGATGAAACAGCCTAATGGATTGGTTTGGATTATATGACTCATCTTTTTGAACTAACAAATGATTACCTAATTACTGGATACTATCAGAGAATGAAAGAACGTCTTGGAAAAAACTGTGTTAGACAGGGATTACAGGAAGCTCAGATATTATCACAAGTTATACGTAAGGCTGGACATGGAAACCATATTGAGATAGGGTCTCTTTATGGAGCATCTGCACTTATTTGTGCTTTTACTAAAGAACACTATAAACTTGATGGAAAGATTTACTGTGTAGACCCACAACCTAGGGGAATAAAAGATTCTGCTAGAAAGTTTGGATTGTCTCATAGAATAGTAGTAGTAAAGGAACGTTCACACCCATTTCCAGAAAGACTTCGGGGACTTGAGTTTGTTAGTGGGTACATTGATGGAGACCACAGATATGACAATCCTTCACGTGATTGGGAAAATCTTTGTACAAGGGTAAGACGATATATTGTTTTTGATGATTATAACCTGAGAGAACCTGCTGTTGTTATGGCATGTAAGGATGCTTTTTGTACTATTGGTTGGATACCTGTGTTAATAAAAAATTCTTATGTGGTAATGCAAAGTGAATAAATTTAAAGACATACATAAAAATAAAAGAGCATTTATTCTTTGTAATGGCTTAAGTTTAAATGATGTGGAGGTTGAAAAATTAAACGAAGAGGTTATATTTCTTTTAAATAGGGGTTATATCCTGAAAGACAGGGGATTAGATATCTCTAATGCTTACCTTGTTCTGATTGATGAGCTAATTATTGACCAATTCAAAGAAGAAATAGAAGCTTTAGTTGTTAAGGCAAAGTTCTGTAATAGAATTAAAAATGGGATACGAATGCGGTGGACAGGAAATGTTCCAAAGTTCACAAAGGATACCACCAAACCTATGTGGCAAGGACACTCAGTTACAAATGTCGCCCTACAATTAGCATATTTTATGGGATGTACTCCTGTATATATCCTTGGGATGGACCACTACATTTCCTACGAAAATCATAAGAAGGATGGAAAGAACTGGGTTATTGGAGAGGAGGATGTAAACCATTTTGACCCTAACTATTTACCTACAGGTTTTCAATTTCATGGACAAAGCCTGACTATGGTGGAAAAAGGATATG